CGGTTAAGCCAGGTTTGCATGAATTGGCTTGCCGCAGTGATGAGCCGCGTCAGGAGCGCGTCATCAGTCGGCGGGAAGGCGCTCTGCCCGGTCTGCAGCCAGGTTTTGACATCCGCCAAGTTCGTCAGGTCACCGTATGTCATCACGTCGATCCTCGCGGCTCGTCATACGTTGCCGCCGATGCCCTTCGCCGCAAATGTTTTCGGCTGTTCGCCGGTTGGCGGGGCTAACACCAATGCGGAAGAGGATTCCGCTAGACCGTCTGCGGGCCCTAGGGGGATGAAGCCATGGCCCGTCAGATCAGCAACTGCCCTCGCCGGGACGAGAAATTCCCCTTTCTCATCGGCCCGATATTCGCATCCGCCGTAGTTGCACACGGTGGCCGTCGGATGTTGCACCCGGACCAAGAAAGGCGGCTGTAAGTCGAGCGGGGCGGGATTGGGGTGCTTCGCGTCAGGTCGTCTCACCACGCAGAATCCGGCATTATTGACCAAGTAAATTGCAACCATCCTCGGCACTAACACGACGCGGTCGTCACCCACGCGATAGCGCTCGGTGCCGTGGTTCGCCTCATCTTGGCCAAACTCGGCTCGCAACGCTATCAGCATGGGCGGCACCGGTTTAGCCGTTGGCGATGTTAGTAATCACGCCCATTGCGAAGGGCGCATACACAGCCAGGACCTCCTCGGCATAAACCCCGACCTGGCGTTGACGCGTAACAATCGGCCAGTCGATCTGATAGTAATCCTGTCTGGTTTTGAGCTCGGCGACGTTGGGAACTTCGTTCGATTGGTATTGGATCGGCAGGTTTTCGGCCCATCCGAGAATGGTTCCCGGCGGCACCCGCGGATGAATTCTGATCGGGATACGCAGACCGCCATAAATCGCGAATGGATTATAGTAGAATTGCACCGTACCCGACGCCGTCAGCTGATATTCGCCGTCACTGCCGTCTGCGGGAGTCTCATAGCGCAGCAGCGGGCCCGATGCGTTAGAGAGCACTTTTGTCGTGATGTTCTTCAATTCCTGAGAGTTGACATAAAGGACCGTTGGCGACAACTCGAAATTGTTCCACATCGCCTGGAACATGTTGTCGATCTCGACCACGGATCCGCGGCCGGAAGCGGTCAGCGGGGTGCCGGTTCCCGGAGTACCCGTGGCCATGGTGTTGACATAGGCGTTCGAGCCGGTCATCAGTGCTGTGGTCAGCAGTCCATTATAGGCGTAGCTCGGGTTGGCCGAGTTGTCGCCGGCGATTGCAGATTGCGGCTGGTTGCCGACACTCAAGGGGGTTGAAACCGCGAGGCCGTTCAGCGTCGTTATTGCCTGCAGCGTCTCGGAACCGGTCGAGCTCGAGATGTACCAGGCGTAAGCCACTGCTCCTTGAATCGCTGCAACACTGCAGAACAATGATTGACCCAAGGTTACCGGCTGACTTGCCTCGCCGCTGATGTTAGACGAACCACCGTTCAGCGTAAACGTCTTACCGTCGACACCAGTAATGGTTTTAGTTGTCGCAACCCCGGCTGTTACACTGGAATTTTGATAGCCCTCGAGCGTCAGGGCTGCGACTTTAACGAAATAAGTAGCGGCGGGCAGTGTGGCGCCGGTGCCCGAGGCCGATAGGGTCGGGGTCGACGGTGTGCCCAGCTGTAGCGATGCATTGCCCGCTAAAATCGCCATTTCCTCTTTGAGCATCATCTTCTGCAGCAGTCGGAAGGTCATCCGCGCTTGGATGTCTTCGAACTCGCGACCGGCTGAAATGGCCTCAAACGTCGCCGCGTCCTCCTCACCAATGGTCACGAACGTGGCGGACTTGCTCGAGGTGGAATACGACATCTGGCCGGAGCGCTGGCCTTCCGGCACCCAGCCCATCGCATCAAATCCGGAGCCGATGATGGCATTGACCTGGCGCCAATTCGTGGCGGTGCCGGTGCCGCCGCCTACGCGCGGCATGACATTGCGGATCGGCGTAACAAATGGATAAAGGTTTTTCGCTGGCGCCTGCAGGTCATACGCCACGAGGCCGGTCGCCGTTGAGATCGACTTGGCGAGCCCGTCATTCGGTGCAGCCAATGCTCTCTTAAACTGTTCCAAAGATTCCTGGGTGATCGAATTCATTTCACTTTCCTCCCAAATGGGGGGCAAAGAAAACCGGGTAGAGCCGGTTCAGTTGCGGCCAATGAGCCGCGTTCATTCACTGCGAACGTTTTTTGTCGGAGTGAAACCGGGTGGATGGATCGGGCGAGCGTAGCTTGCCTTAATCAATGTCAGCGTCTGTTCTTCTTTGCTCATTCGAGCAAAAGCTTCACCAAGTTCGTTGGCGGAGAAACCACCAGCGCCTGCGTCTTGCTGCTTCGATATGGATGATACGTGCTTGGCTGCAGCAAGCGGCGGCAACGGCGTCCGTGCTATGTCTTCTACTCTTTTTGTCAACTGATCAAGCCTGGGCAATATATTGGTCAAAGTCGCAATCAAAGCTGCTTTTTCTGCTCGCTCTTCTGCTAGCACTTTGGCGAGATCCCCAGTTGCAATCTTGATCGGCTCTAGGTCTCGTCCTCGATTTTCTGCGCCGGAGAGCAGATCCGCGGCATCGCATTTCGCTCCAGCGAGGACTAGGTGGTTGTGCGCCGTTGTTAGATGGCTCATCGTGTCCTGAGAATGCCGTGCGCCGGCCTTGGAAGTGGTGCAGCACATTCCATCGGTTAATTTCCCTATGCAGTCATGCGCAATGTCCATCAACGCTTGATGACCGGGCCCGTTTTTACCCAGAGCTGCCGTAAGCAATCTCAGTACCGCTGGATCAGCGCCCGATGGTGGATGGGCCGAAACTGCAATCGTTGCGCGTCGGTCCGGAGCGTGCGATTCCCGCGATCCAGGCGAAGGCCCACGCACTAAACCGCCCAAAGGATCGGTCGTTGCTTCCTCGCCCACCATTGCGCCCGCCGCCGTCAGCGCGTCGCGTGCCGCCGCCATGTGGCTCCTGTCTGCGAAGAGCAGCCCGTCCATTCCCATGCATTTGTCGACCGCACGGTAAGCGAGATCCAAAATCGCCTGATCTCCGTCGCTGTGCTTGACCTTGGCGAGCAGCGCAGCCGCCAATTTCCGCATCCTGGGACCTCGATTCCGACACAACCCGGCGAGCAAAGTGCCTCCGGTCGCGCCTGCCGCCATAAGGATGATCTCGGCGGCTCTCGGTTCGCCCGGCGCTCCGTCGACTTGGGTGTTGTCGAGGATCTCGTCCGTTTCTTCAGCCACCAGGTCATTCAGGAATGTGCACAAGTCGGCGATTATTGCCAGCAGTCTGGAAGGTTGGGGAGAATCGTCTCCCTCCATCAACGCCTCGATTTCAAGATTCTCTTGCAACCATTTCAGATCGACAATGATGCGGGCGACATGGCCCACATCCCAGAGTGCTTTGGTCAAAGAGAACTCTATGGGGCTGCACACAATCTTGCTTGCCTCCCCGCTCATAGAAGGCCCAGCTTCATTGATTTTCTCTTTCCAGGCGGAAATGATGCGCGACTTGATGTCGTCGAGTTGCTGTAACGCATAACGGCGCGCATTGCTGGGTCGATTTATAAATTCCCAAGCTGCACGAATATGTCTTTCGGTATCGATCGGATAGCGGTGTTTTCCGTCTGGCTGATACCCCGGATCTGCGTACGGTACATTGCCGTCTGGCGCGTCGGGTCCGGCTTTCGTTTCACCCTTTTCCAGCATATCGGCCGCGTTACTGAAGCCGCGTTTCGCCGCGGTAATCAAGTCAATCCCGGAAAACGCTAGGGTCTCCTGACACTTTACCGCGTCGGACTTGGCGAGATGACGATGCTCGGGCACCCCGCATGCCCAGATCTGGAACGGGGCATGGAAGCGGCCCTCGGGCATCTTTGAAATTCCTCCTGCCTTCCAATAATCGAAAACCGCCTCGGGATTAGCAGGACGGTCTACCAGAGAAATTTCGTTCAGAACCAATCCGGTGATTATGTTGTGGTCAGCGGGATCACGATTGGTGACTCGTCCGCCGATGGAGTAGCCTTTGTAGACGCCCTCGACGATTTTTTGCCAAGCCTGATCGTCGACAATTTTAGCACCGAGATAGAGGCCCTTGTCATCGACCGCCGCCTCTTTAGCGACGCCGACTGCCGAGAGCTGGTGCATCTCGCGGATATTGGCAAACTTCATGTAATCGCCGAGCGCTGCGGTTAGTGCCTCTCGCGTTACGACCTCGCCTTGGTCATCGCGCGCTTCGGTCGAGGCGTAACCCCATACCTCCCGCCTCTCGCCATCAACTTTGGCAATCGGAAAGTAGATTTTCATTGTGTGTACCCGGGCCTGCAATGTTAGGACTCGATTCGGAAGGCCGTTCCGGTGTTGGCAGCGAAGAGAGCGCAAACTCATGCGAATGGTTCAGTACGAGGGCTCAGCGCACAGGATGGTGGAATTGATGTGCGCGGCCTCGACCAGCATCATTGTCTTACAAGCCATCCCGTGCGCAGCGCCCCGGGGCGCGTTGTGTCGCCGAGGGCTCCGCTGGCGCCGGGTGGTCGCGGCGCTGTCCGGCAGGTGCGTCGCCGCAGGTGGCTGTGGCAACGCCACTGGATCTTTAAATTTTTATGATCGCTACCGGGCTGCCGTCACGATGCGCAGCCCATTGGGGCCAAAGTTGAATTCCTGGCTCGCGCCATTAGGCTGTCTTAGCAGACAAAGCCCGCTTTCAACCGACGCCGACAGGATTAAGCTTCCCGGCGCGACGTCGTCCATTGTATCTGTGCGCACAATCTTGTACCGGCGACGCTCGGATTCTGGATCGACCGCCGTTAATTTTGTCGGCAGCATTCCTGGCTCCACAGCTGATGGTGAACTGTTCTTAATTAAGTCGTAGTGCCCTGGGTTCTGAGATCGGTGGCACCCTTGTAGGCGGCGGTGCCGGCGGGCAGGGTGAGGCGCAGCCAGCAGCCTTGTGCGCCGGCGCTGTTGGGGGCGCTGCCCGCGGGCAGATTGCCGGGCGACGACGCATTGATAAACGCCGGCTGGGTAGTGAACGAGCCGACCCCGCTGGGCAGAAAGCTCGCGGTTTGCTGGCGGGCGTTTGCGGTGTTGCTGTCGTTGAGCGCCGTGCATAGGCCGAGATCGAGGAGCGCCCCCGACGGCAGGGTCGGGGTCTCGCTGGCGATTTCGATCTGAGCGCCGGTCAGCGCCGTCGTAGTGTTGTTGTTAACGACAAACACCTTTTCATAAAAGTAGCGGGCCGCACCGGTGGGCACGTCGGCGGCGGCGGTCCAAAAGCAGCGGGTGACGGCGGTGACCGCGTTTGGGCTCACATCGAACAGGATGCCCTGCACGATTTTGTAGGTGGTGGTGTTGTCGGGGATCGTGCCCCAGTCGCGGTTGAGCGCGACAACGTCGGTGCCGTAGCCCGCGGTGGCGATGATCATGCGCAGCTGATTGGCGCCGGTGCCGCTGCGGGTCCAGATCAGCATGCCGGGCGCGACGCTGGCGCCGTCGCCCGCTTGCAGCTTGAACAGCGGGGGCGTGGTGCCGCTGGTGTTGGCCGAGCCGTTCTGTGCGGTGTGATAGGTCGTGTCGGTGGTGACCGAGGCGGACGGCAGCACGCAGGCATGGGCGATGGCCGCGACATCGCCGACCGCGGCTGTGCCGCCGGGACTGGCCAGACCGGCGATGGCACCACCGGTGATGACCGCAGCGCCGAGGCGCTCAAAGCTCTGCGATCCGGTGACCACTGTCTGGCCGCTGAGGGTGACCACGGCCGGGGTCTGAATGGCGCCGCTGGGATCGCGCCCGGTAATCTGCGCCTTGACCGCGATGTCCGAGGCGGAACTGGAAACCCAGTCGACCGTGCCAGCCGGGGTGATGTCGTAAAACGCCACGCGCTTCGTAAAATCGACGGCTCCGCCGACGGTTACGCCATCGGCCTCCGGCATGTTGGCCGCGCCGTAGACTACCAAATTGTTTGGGGTGACGCTCATCTTTGATAACTCCTAAAATATGCGCCACCAATCGGCTGGGCAGCTTGTCCAAGCCAACTGTCGCGTCCGAAATCACTGATGCTGCAATAAGGTGTTATCAAACTGGGGCCGTCTGTATGCGTAATGCCACGGCACCGTCTATTGCAGCTTGGGCTTTGATTTGAGTGCAGGCGCCGCCTTGCCGGCGAGAACTCGGAGTCGACGGATCCAATTATGAACTGAATCTAGCTGCACTATCACACAGCAGTTCGACAGGACGCCTCGCATAGCAAGACAGGGCCGTTTGCTGTCTGAAAAATCGGTTGATCGCCGCCGTCAACCGGGGGAAGTCCAAGAATATCGCGAGCTTCATTCAAGGTATAGACGCCATCCTTGACATAAATATCCAATATCGCCGCAAGATCCTTAGCGTTTGCAAGCGGGATGTCTGACCAGACAAACTCAAGGTCTGGATGCCCCATTCGATCCTGAATGACGCTGTCCGCCAACCGCTTAACCCATCCTGTCAACGGCGCAAGACCTTCTTCGAGCGCCGTCTCTTGCGCGGACTGGGCAGTTGCTCGATTTACCTGGGGAACGAAAGCAGTCGGCGGCAATGAGAAGGCATAACAAACGATGCGGGCCAACCAATCATCGAATTCATCCTTATACGGCGCCTCCTTGAATGCCTGATACTTGGCCCCGGTCGGCGCCCATATGAGCCGTGTCCGGCTGCCAGTATTTCCGGCAAGAATCGAGTCAAACCACTCCTGAAATTGCCGGATCTGTTCGGCATTCCAGCCGTCCGGGGCGTTCAACAAACCTGGAGGAACATTGCCCTCGGTGAAATGCTGCAGCTGCATTAATTGCCGGCGAAGGCCGATATTGATCGTCATGACGATCTGTTCGCACGGACTGAAGCCGTAAACCTTGTGCGGTCGGGTATTTCGCGGCAAATAAATCAACTCATCCGATGTCAGCAAACGCCACGGCCGCCCATGGATGACCTGTTCGTAAGCTGGCGCCGGCGGCCGGGGCCGGCGGCCCGTGTCGTCGATCAGTACCTTGATTGTCGAGCCATCAACGACATCAAGGCCGATCACATCCCCGGCGCGGTTGCGGCGGACTTCGAGACATGGGGCATCCAGAACTAATAGATCTTCGAGAAGTTCTCGCAGCCAGCTGGCGAAGGGCTGCTCGCCATCCGGCTTGCGCCAGAACTCGGTCAGCTTGGCGATGCGCAGCGGCGCGTCCGGTAGTCGCCTCTTTTCTTTTTCTGGACGAATAGTCCAGCCCAGCCTTTCAATCTGATCTTTGCGCGTTTCAATGGCGAGCCGAGTGATGTCGTGGTTTTCTGCCAACGCTCGCAGCTCATGAAACCCGATCGGCTCGTAGGCGCGTGGGGTATAGATGCTGTTGTAGCCGACCGGAAAATCCCAAACGCGGACACGCTCGCGCTCGGGCGGCACCAGTGGATAACCGGGAGAAAAGATTCCCTGATCGGGCTGGAAGATTTGGCGGTATTGGGTGATGTCGTTCGGCGAACCCAGCCCGCCCCAACTGTAGGAAGCGAGCGAGGTTTGCTTTGCTCCTGGCGGACTCACAGCGTCAACCCGCAAACTCGCATCGACGCCAGGTTCTCGGCCATCGTGCCCGCAATCCTGGATCTGGTCGCGAAATTGCTGAATTGAGGCCGGTGAGCGACGCTGGTGCTTTGTAGTTGGAGCATTTTTGGCGCATAGGGAAATGTGAAACTGGTTCCGAACATTTTCCCGTTCGCTTTCATTTTTAAATTTGGCAAGAACTAAACTGCACTGTTAGAAAACAGCAGACTGGATCGCCTCAGCGCGGAGCTGACTCGAAGCTCGGGCGCAAGCCGAATGAATATCGCTGAGCAGCAATCATCGCT